CATGATAAGGATGTAAAATATTCAAAATAGGACTTTGAGGAGCAAAATTAACTATTTCTGTATAGCTATCTAAAACTTCAGTACCACTACCTCCTTTTCCTCCAGTTCCAGATATAGTACTACTACCCAAATTTAAAGTATAAGTAACAGCATTAGATGACGTTATTAATTGTGGTGCCCCCGCAATATTACCATTAGTAGAAGATGCACTACCACTTAACTTCATTAATCTAGCAGCAACATCTACTGTATTAGGAATTCTTAAACTAGCATTGTTCTGTATTGTTAGCGTATTAATTGTTGGGGTTGAAGGGTTAGTTCCTTGACAACTAGGATTTGTTATTATTCCATTAACAGTACCTGCTGGGGTTTGAGTCCAACCAAAATCTGTAATAGTTTGACCTGTTATTACAGAGAAACCAGCACTTGATGGGTATGTAAATTTTGGTGTAATTCTAATGTCTTTAATTTGATAATTAAAAGAAGTTAATTCTTCACCAATTACAAAAGGTTTAATATAAAGTATAGCAGCATTATTACCATTAACTAAATAAGCTGATTCATCTGCATCAAAATAATTAGGTGCTGAAAAATATTGTTG